ATACCCTTCCCAATAATCTTACTACCCAAACGTAGACATGTCTTAGTTACGCGCCAATTGTTTAAGATGTTAGTAGGCTTAACCCACTGACCACTCTCATCATGTGTCAAGAACAATAGCTTCTCACCGTCATATGAGTTGTCTTCTGTATTCTTCCAATCTATACTTGTATCCAAACCTTTAATCTCATCATCCTCAACATCAAACATATTCTTCTTCGTTATCTTGGATGCAGGTACGCGATACGCTAATTCTGTTTTAGGTTTATCCATACCATCCATGATAGGCTTAAAGAAGAATGGGAGCTTACTATTAATAGGCACCACCTTATCTGTAAACATCTTCTTGGCATCATCACCTTTCTTAGACAAGATACCTAGACGAGCGTTCTTTGCTAACGTGCCAATATTAACACACTCAGCTGACGACATATAGGAAAATCCTGAACGACGTATCTTTAAATACACCATCCCAAACGACCTATTATCAGCCTTACATGCTTCCCAAAACAAAAAGAATATTCTATTCGCCTCACGGTAATCAGGGTATCCCACATCTATACTAGACCATTGTAGGTACATGTAGTGTGAGCCTGTTATGTAATGAGGCTTCCCATTACACATAAACCAAAAACCGTTCTCGCGATTATCAAACTCGGACTCTATATAATTTACCCAACGCGTTTTAAATTCGTTAGGCATTGTGTTCCATTGGAATATAGATTGAATCCTGTCTAGCTCTTTTGGCAAATCTTTCCTTTCCCAATACTGCTCTTCAGGCTTGCTGCTTCTAGCGTAACAATCTTTAGGGGTTGCAGGCAAAGCTATGATTAATCCATTAATAGAGATGACATCTCCTATCTGCCCTGTCTTTGATATGACAACGCAGTCGTACTTTTCATTATACCCATACTCCCAAGACTTAGCTTTGTTCTTTGTTAATAGTACTGACTTAGGAATATAGTTATGTAGTACGCTATACAAACTATTTTGAGCGTCTTTCTGCAAAACCTTGTTTAGTATCTACTTTATTAGGACCGCTAGCCATCATGCGGATGTTCTCTTCTTCTGCATCTATACGTGCTAATATTTCAAATGCATCGAATATAGCCAAACGCTTTGCCGCAGCCGCGTTCTTTAAACGGTCAGCCGCCAAATCAACATTCTCATCGTGCTTGATAATATCTTCTTTAGCAACAGCAATCAGTTGCTCTACTGCCTTACGACCTGCATCTATAAGACGCATTCTTATTTCATTCGTTGATAGCATTTCAGTCGATTAAAGTTATTTGATGGTCAAAGATACGATACATTTTCTCTCCATCCACATTAAATTCATATTCGCTGTTAGGCCTAAACCCAACAGTGGTACCTCTTGTTACGCCTTGACTTAATAAGTATTCATTAGGATACATCATTATACCCATCAATGGTTCTTCTGTTAAAGGCTTTTTAATGTAGCTGTCTCTTGCAGCTAAAGGCTTTACAAAACAATACCTATCATAAGAGACCCATTCCCCTTCATGTTTATACATAAAGAATTGGTCTGCTTCGATGAAGAAGAGGTCATCCCTAAAAAAGCTTTTGCCGCTTCGACGATTCCCTTTAATGTCATTGTAAAATTTAAATACGTTGTGATGAACAAGTAATGTGTCGCCCTTAACTATAGGGCCTGTATAACCTAGAGGAACTTCTACGACTTCCGCATACCTATTAGAAAACTTATGGTCTTCTTCTGAAGTATTAACTATTAATTCTATCCCGCCTATCTCCTTTGTGTTGTCGTACCGTTTCCCCTTCATTGGTTTTACAATAAAGTAGAATGGTGATTTCATTAGTAATTTATATTGTATTCAATTGAAATTGGTATCACTGAGTTAAATTCCTTCCACAACATAATCTCATTCTTCATATTTATAATATGAATTTTAATTGAGCCTTTGCTATCGTCAAAAGAAATTAAATGAATCTCATGCGTATCCCCTAATACCTTTTGCCCTACAATGTAATGCATTGCACCATTCTTGTAATCAGGACCAATAGATATTTTACGGATATGCATATTAAGCTATTTTATTAATAGTTGCAATAACAGAAGGTGTTGCAGGATGTGGGGAGCTAGTAGCTGCATAAATCAACTCAATATTAGTTGTTGTGCTTGCCCACATAATCTCAACATAATCATTAGCATTCATATCAAGCATAAAATTCCATGCAGCAACTGTTTTGCATGAATTTAAATTACCTGTCATGTTAATTCTTGTATTGCTATTAGGTATGTTAACTCCATTCTTACGGAACCAAATATCAATAGTATCTGTTCCGCTACCTGATACACGGTCAAGTTGTGCAGAAAACTGAAGATTATATACACCATCTACAGAAACAACTAACTCAGAATTGTTAGCTAAAGACACACCATTAGTAATAACTGTATCTGTAGTATCAAACTCCATAGCATAGGCTGTGTTTGTTAAGATAGCAATTTGATTAGTTGTACTATAAAAAGAACCTAAAATAGGAGTGTCTACTATAAATGCTTTTAAATCACTAATCAAAAAATTCTTGGTCATGTTGCTTGAAGAAGCATCCGTACCAACTAATTTATCGCTACCCGATATAGGAGAAGCATTTGTATATGTATTTATTTTAGGCATATTGTATGATTTATCAGTCTTAGCTAAGCGTTAATAAGTATAATGTATGATTTATCAGACTTAACATCTCATCCATAATGTTTTGTAATTCAGAAGAATACATCTCTCTTTCCATATCTACAATCTTCTGCATCTCTTTTAGATGAGTAATAGAATCTGCAATCTTAGACTCAGGGATAATAATCTCAACACGCTTGTTACGACCAAAGTATCCTTCAGTAAACTTGTCAGTTAAATCTAAGATGCCTTCATAGTAACTATCTAATGCTTTATGTTCAGCATAAGATGTTGTCTGAAGATGTGCGATGTGCATCATGTCTCGCGACTGAAACAAAGTACCTATAAATTTGCTAGGAGTCATGTCAATTTATTTTATACAAAGATAAGCTTTATTTTGGTTTCCTACTAAAAGGAATATACCCGCCTTTTTTAGTAGCCTTAAGAACCATCTTACGTTGTGGCCCTTTAAACGACCACGATACGTGTACCCAATCAGGGTTGCTATCAGTCCCATACTCCCATATTAATTGGTCAAAGGCCATATAGCGCTCAATGTAATCAAACACCATAGCATTCGTTACGTTAGTCTTAATCCCATCCATATCAATGTCAGCAGCCTCCCCCTTCATATGTTGGCTAGTCTTAGACGAACCCGCAGTAGCAGCATTCAATGCCTCACTTCTAAATGCAGATGACACAAAGATTGGCCCAAACTTATCACGTAACGGCTGTAATACATTTTCAGCCAACGCACGTAACGAGTCCATCTGAATACCGTTAGGTTCATTCTTAATACCTAAACGCTTAGCCGAATCGGAACGGCATAGCTCTTCCAACGAAAAGTTTTTAGTGAACTGCATAATGTGTTATTTAAGGCGCAACTTCCAATAGGTTTGTAACCCATAAGACACATTACCTTTGAAATCTACCTGAGCCTTAGCTCCGTACATTTGGTCTTTCTTGTTCTTATAAAGCAACCCTACCTCTGCTGCATTAAGAATTAAAGCCTTCTTAGCGATAGATGTACCATCAGCCATTAACCCACCCCCTACATAAAGCTGACGCTTAGGAGCAGCAGGAACAGGAACATATTGAATTTGGTTAGGGATAACAAGTCTATACTTTAACCCTCTTCCTTTCAGCTTATTAAACTGTATAGTATCATATATACGAACGTATCCTATCGTATCTACAAGTATCGTATCTACGTAAATATTCGTAGAGACATGCGACTTAACCAACTTAATGAATCTTGCTTTAGTAACCTCGCAGTTAGTATCTACTTTATAGATAGTATCCGTTGGAATATACGTAGTATCATGTATAGATAAACGCACTTTTCTATACATAATAGAAGTGTCATGTATAGAAATTGTGTCTTTTGTTATAATGACATTAGTAATAGGCTCCTCACATTTTGGTGTGCAAGCTCTTTGCAAAAGGATAATAGCTAATAAAACTACGATAATACCTGTAAGAAACTTAGTCATTCTTTTTAAAAAGGTTAGTTAATTCAAAAGTTAATAAACGATATAGTGGGGAAATAATAAACTTAGCAAACATACTCTTGTTATCTATTGCTATTAAATTCTCTAGTACTGATAATGACTCAATACATACTATACCAATTAGTATAACATTGTTAACTATCTTAGAAAAGAACTCTAAGTCTTTAAGTTGTTTTACTTCTTGAACCATAAACCCAATGGCTATGGACATAAGGACAGCACCCATGTATTGGATGAACTTTCCATAAGTTTCACGATAACCTTTACTTGTTCTTGGTATCTTTAAGAATACCGCCTTGGTAACGCCTGTAATAAAATCCAAGCATATCAAGAAGAACACAGCGACTAGTAAAAACGAACTAGGCAAGAACTCAAAACTAATGTTTGCTGTTGTTAATATAGCCGCTATGGTCATCGAGCTTTTCATTACTTATTAATCTCTTCGATTAGGTTAAACAAATAAGCAGGATAGTCTGTAGTTTGAATCTCTGAAAATTCCTCAATGGTCATCTCAGGAACTTTGACTTCATGCTCAATCATTGCAACTGCATTCATCTCTTCCATAAACTTAGCAAATCCTTCGGACTCAACACCAATAGTAGTATTACCACTGTCATCAGTAGTACCGTGCAAGCCAACCAAACGCTTATTTTCTTCCTGAAAGAACTGAACATGTTGCTCTAAATTTTTTGCTAAAGTGTGAAGCTTAAACTTTAAATTGATTTTCAATTCACAATTAGCTAAACCTTTTATACCTGTGTTTTGATTACCGAAAATTTCGGCATAGATTAGGGACATCTGCCCTAGATTTAATTTGATTTGGTTCATATGTATTAGGATAATAGTTCGATAATTCTAGCTTCAGCTTCGTCATCAGTCCATTGCCCAATGTCAACATACTCCTGCCCTTGCCATAACATCAAATCCATATAAAAAGCATTAGGACTTGTTATGTCATTCATACACAAATGAGCCATTACCCATTGGTATTCAGGATTATCAACATACTTAGCAATAGTAACAGTCGTTGTTTCTAACTGCGGTTGATAGATGTACTCGTTAGGGAGATTAATTGTTATCATAATTATACAAGTGTAAATGTTTTAGTTGTTGCGCCTACACGCATTTTAAGGTTCGTTCCATCATACCAAATGTCCCCATCAGCAGGAGCAGATGGATTTGTACCTGCAGATGTCTTTAAGTTAATTTGTGCAATAGATGTTGTTGCTGCTCCCATATGTAGGTAAGCTGATGCAGGATTTAATACACCTGTAGTATCAATTGATGTTCTCATGTAATGCTGAACAAATCGATAAGTTGAAGATGTATGGAATAAATCATATCGAATAGCTACATCATATGTAGTAAATGCTGAATTAGTAGGCATTGCCCACTCAACATTTCGTTCATTTGTCGAACCTCCGCCTATAGTAGTATTAAGTCGTAATTGTATTTGTGGTACAGTTGCTGTATACCCATTAACTGCTCTATTGGCAAGTGTAAAAATAGGATAATACCAAGGAGAATTTATTCCTGAATTACCTGTCATCATTATACCATAGTTCCCACTCGAAAAAGATACAGCAGTGCCTGCAGCTCCTGAAAATGATGTAGCAGTTGAACTCCCTGTCATAGCATTTAATATCAATGACCTGCTCACTCCATTATTCCACAACACAGTTTGTGTAGTAGTAAAGGTATTTGCTGTCCCAAACAAGTTGAACCATGAAGGAGTAGATGCTCCTGCTTGCAAAAAGTACCCATTCGTACCATTTGTAATTTTTGATACAGGTAAAGTACTGTATGTATTAGCTAGGTTAATACTAGCTTCTAACAACCCAAACGTAAATCGTGTATTTACATTGGCACCCGAATCATACCCAACAATATAATAGCTATTGTTAATAGGTCCTGTTGTTATGTTTGTAAAATCTGAAAACTTTATAGTAGCCATATTATTCTTGTACGATTGGTTCGTTAGTATCTTCAGTAATCATGTAAACATTATTAGTACCTTCTTCTACAATAGCACCATTAGGAATAGCCGATGGGACTGCTCCATTGATTACGATAGATATTATGATACTTAATCCGTCTAACATATTACCACAAAGCGATTATATCTGTTGCAACTGTTCCTGTCTTAATTCGCATAGCTTGCACAGGTAAGAACTGACCTGAGTTAACATTTTTAAATGTAACTACATCACCTCCAAATGTTTGTACTTCAACATCACCACCTGTTCCTACATACAATACAGATGCCTCATATTGATTATAAGCATAAATACTATAATCATCACCACCTGTAAAAATTGCATCAGCAACATTTAATGTATTAGCATCAACAACTTCAGTCACAACAGTATAGTCTGTGCTATTGTCATTTGTAATTACATCACCAATTTGAATACCTAATGTGATAAAATCAACTGTAGCGTCAACAATTTGTGAGCCTGGGGTTCCTCCTGTTTCCAAAGAAGTTAACTTATGTAACGATGGATTTGGATAATTGTAATTATCATTTGGGTATACTAGCTTTGCTCTTGATACCTGTAGCTTTTGATATGCCATGTTATTTTTATTTTGAGTATGGGAATACTCTATTTAATGTATCTTGTCGTTTGTCGCAACCGCAATCCTCTATACCTACAGCTTTTGTAACAGTCTTAACTGCTCTATCTATTCCTGTAGCTTTAGTAACCTTACGGATGCTATCGCCTAACCCTCGACTGCGAGTATAAGTTTTCATACGTTTGCTTTATACAAAGGTACTAAATTTTAGAAACTCTTTTACCCATGCCTACTTTTAACTTCTCAGCTTTTTTAGCAGAAAGTTTTGATGAGCTTACTTCACTTTTTGTTTTAGGAGTCTTTGAAGAAACCCTTTTAGTTGGACGGCAATATTCATTACTACCTCCTGACCCACAAGGTTTTCCTGTTCTTGTATCTACCCACTTCTCCTTCTCCCACCTTTTTAAAGATGTACCTTCAGAAGATTTACGAACACTCCCTTTTTCTTTACGACACTTAGCTATTGCTTGAGATGCTCTTGCAGATGGGAACACATCGTATTGTGCTTTTACCTTTTTATAACAAGAGTCTTTCATTAGTATTTCCCTTTTCTATTTTTAGGATTTGCAGTAGTTGCACCACCTGACCCCTTCCATAAATAAGAACATGCCCAATGACGCGCTGTCAATTTTGATGTAGCGCTATCACAGTCATGTCTAGCACGGAAAGACTTGCGTGCTGCAGCAGAGTAATTGTTGCCATAGCCTTTAGCGCCAAAGTGAATCAACTTCTCCTTGCCGCCTTCACAAGCTTTAACCATATTCTTTTTACCTGCACGGTCTGACTTGTAGACCTTATTGCATTTCATGTTAGACTTATCAGCCATGGCAACTCTTGTTTAATAAGGACACTTACCATTCATCTTACCGCCCATTCCTTTCTTAGAGTTAGACATCATCATAGATGTACCCTTACCTTTAGGAGCAGCAACCTTCATAGCAGGCATAGCCTTTTTTGATGTAGCAGATTTTTTCATTGTGTAAAGTTTTATTTTACAAATATACTAAACATTCTCAACACGTGTAGTGACCACGCTCATGATTAGCTGCTTGGTTATTATCTTTCAACTCAATTGCTTTCTTCAAATACAACGCCATATCCAACGCTTCCTCGTATGCATGTTGCAGCCACTCCTTCTCTGTTAAGTCGGTACGGTCCATAGTGGTACCATACTTACTATACCCCCTATCTTCTCTTGACTTCAAGTCATGGATAACCGATGCTAATAACTCTGATGGCTTGTTGGCATCATACGTGCGTTCAAAGATAGATGGCTTGCATGGATAGAACTCGCCATCAATACCTTTAATAATGTAGTCATACTTAGAAGCAACCATGTCACCCTCTAGTGTATGAATCAATAGCTCGTCATTGCCCGACGATGCCCACTTAACAGTTACGCTGCTTTCAGCAAAATTAATAACATCAATTAGATTACCGCCTGTCCATTGGATAGCTTCAATTGTCACAGGCTTTTTAGTATAGTTCTTCATGATGCAA